TTTGCTGTTTCATTCATTTGTTGTAATTTTGCCATTGTATCAAAAAAATTAAAATTATTACTTAATTAAAGGCGGTGCTGGGATAGTGCCGCTTTTTTTTATTTGCGTTTCATTTTCCTCAATACTTTTATTATATCCTTGTTGCGTAAATCCTCCAATTGCTGCATACTTATCAATGTACGCCCGCCCGAAAGATTCTCATTCCTTAGTGTGCCGTCTGTTATCCACGTGCGAATAATATAGTCCGATACTCCCAAGTACTCCGCTGCTTCAGGAACGCTCAACATTCTCTTTGCTAACTTGCGATACTCATACACCTCAATAGCCCTCGCAATCAAGTCCACCGTATCAGGTACTACTCCCTGCATTTGCCATAACTCCTCACGCTCGTTGGCGAATAGTGCATTAATATCATCGTTCAATCGTTCTACTCTACTTAACATATCTCAATTGTTAATCATTATCAGGTTCAAACGCTTCATCTTCCGTTAGTTCGATAATCTCTAAGAATTTTTCACGAACCGCTTCCGATTTGCGATAAAATCTTGTGTTTTTCTCTGCTCGCCACTTGCACAATGTCCAAATGGTAATGTTCAAACTGTCTTCCAATGCCCTCATTGTAGGCTTGTCTTTTAATTTTTCTTTCGCTTTGTTTGTCAGTTTCATATCTTTTTAGTACTTTTGCCAAGTCAAAACGACTAACTGTTATTTACTATCATTTTGACGGTGCAAAAATACAAACAATGTTTATATCATCCAAATAAAATACAAACTTTTTTTGTATTTTCATTAAAATATTTTATAACTAATTGATTGTTAGTTGTATTTTTTTGTTGTTAGTTATATTTTTGTTGAAACAGACTGAAATTATCTGTAATCATAATATAAATCTTTAACCTTAAATATTGAAAGATATGGAAAATAATTCAAATACAAACAATGTTTATATTGAAGATGTTCGTAAAAGGTTTAAAAAAGCCATATCGCATCTAAAAGGTGAACAGATTATAAGCACAAATCAAGATGTTGTGAATAAAATGGAAATCAATAAGGCTTCTATGTCATTAGCTTTAAAAGGCGATGAGAGGTATCTTACTGAAAAATTCATTACAAAATTCGCCAATATATATGGGTTCAATAAAGATTGGATTTGGAAAGGAGAAGGAACAATGCTACCCAATGAAGTACGGAATACTAAATATACATTGGAGGACTTAAAAAAAATTGCAAGTGGTGATTTAACTGTACCCAAAGAAGTACGCAACCCTATAACAAATGTAGATCCTATCCTTGCCGATGAAGCAATAAATTACAACGAAAAAGGCGTACCTTATTACAATATTGATTTTACCAATGGATTTATGGGAGTAATAGAATTTAATAACGTAAAACCCGATTATTACATCAATTACCCACCCGCCAACAATTGCGATTTCTGGATCAACGCCACTGGGCAATCAATGCAAAACACCATCAATCACGGTGATATTGTAGCCGTCAAAGAAGTAGACCTAACGTGGTTTCCTCTTGGCGAAATATACGCCATAGTAACCTCCAACGGTTACCGCCTCATCAAGCGTATTACAAAATCACGCGACTCTAAATGTTATCGCCTCGTATCTGAGAACCCCGATAAAGACAATTACCCCGATCAAGATATACCAAAACACTATATCACCCGCTTATTCAAAGTAATCATCGCAACTAAAATCATTAATTAGTAACTAAAAATTCTATTATATGAATCTTACAAATTGCCCCGCTTGTCAAAAGCAAATCAGTATTTCAGCAGAAACGTGTCCTCATTGTGGACATCCTATTAAAAAAATAAGAGAGCAAAGAAACTCACTTATAACAATGATCGCTATTATGGTTATATGTTTAATAGTCTTCTTTGCTATCAAATTGCAAGGTTTATTCAAATAAGTATCGCATCAATGAAAAAAATATTAACTATCTTAGCCTTTACCATCGTTGCAGTAACATTTTTAACCTGTTCAAAAGATAACAATGATGATTCTTATAAAGAGTGGAAAAAGAAAAGTCAATCTGAACAAGAATGGCTTTGTGGGAATTATAATGGGTATACCCTATATACAGGCCCACGTGGAGGCTGTTATTATAAAAAACTTAATAAAGACCTTAAAGAAGAGATCATTTATGTAGATAGAAAATATTGCAAGTGTTTAGAATAAAATAACAATGAGTTTCCTTAATAATCTACTCAAAGGCTTCATACGCTCAACTGTCAATCAGGTAGGGCGCGATGGCGGTCGTGTGATTAGCAACCAACTATACGGCAATGCACACGCCTCACCAGTGAGAGTATCACAATCACAAACATCAACTACAACGCAAACCATTGAGCCTCAAAATACAGATAATATACCTTATAATTTTCTCTCAATGGCATTTGCCGATTATCTTATATTCAAAATAATAGCATACTCTTTTTTGAGCATTATCATTGTACTCATAGGTTCAATATATACCTATATAAGAGGCGTTGAATACTCTAAAAAACAGACAATGGAAATATACGGTACAGTAAGAACTGCAATAACCACTACCGATAAGCGTTATCGCACTGGCACAAGAGTAACAGGGTATAGAAATAGAAAAGCAGTAATAGCCGTTGAGCCTGCTGACTATGCACATCTAAAATACTATAAAACCAAAGGGAAAATATACAAAATAATCGCTATATCTGCTATAATACTCGACTTTATAATATACTACTTTATAGAATAACAAAAAAAGCCCCGCACAATCACACGCGGGGCTTTTCTACATAAACCAACAATATTAATATAAAGAAAAAAAACACTTCCTAAATCGCCAACACAACCATACCAGCAGTGCCAACAATAGCCATACCCACCAGTAACTCATAACACTATTCACTTCTTTTGTTTTATGAGAAAAAGCCGTTTCTGAATGCCTTTGTGCTATAAAATAAGCGTTAGCCTTAGTTATATTATCAAGGGTAGTATTCGCCACTATTTGGCTATTAGATAGGCTGTTTTTAGTCGTAATCTTCACCTTTCCACCTCTTACCCTTATCATCTCATTATTGCCATCTCTAATGCGATAATATACTAACTCCTTGCTGTTACCTATACTATCCTTATCGCTCTCAATAGTTACCTCATACTCTTGTGAGGCGTGCGTATCGAGTTGCAAGGTTTGAGTATTTTGTTGAAAAAGAGCCGTACTATCCTTGTACTTTATAATACGCTCTTTTTGGACTTGCTTTTGCTCGGTGTTGGTTACCTCTTTGCGTGTCCTGCACCCTATCAAGGTAAGGAACGCTAATAATGCAATGATTATTCTATTCATAACTACTTTTCTTGTTTTCTAATTTCTTTTTCGAGCCACATTGTGTCCTCTTCTAATTTTGTAATTACAAGTGATAACTCTCTTGTACGTGGCAACTGCTCTACTTTTGTAAGTAAGTTGTCCAATTCCTTTTTTAATTCTTTAAATTCTGCTGTCATTTTCTTCTATTTTTTTGATTAACTTCTTTAAACTATCTGCATAGTTAGGAGCAGTAGCATAGCCTGCTTTTGCTACTTCTTCGGCAAACTTATAAGGATCTGCTTTTACAAGCAACGCTTTAGCATATCGCTTGTTTTTGAAAAAGAATTGTGCGTGGTCGGTAAAGCATTCTTCAGGCGTTTCGTACTTCCTAAACCAGTCTTTAACTTCATACTTGTACTTACCACTCGACAACATCTTCACCGATATAACCAATGGAAACAAGTGCTTTAAATTAGGGCTACTTAATATCTCTGTTGTAGTTAGTAATTGCTTCTTGTTAGCGGGTGTGTCCTTTCCTGCTTTTACGCCAAAAAACATATTGCCTGGTACTTTATGCCCCCAACCACTCTCTAACGCCGCTTGCGCCAAGGTAAAAAGGTGAGAGATGCCCGTTTTGCGCTCTGTTTCGATTGCAAAGGGTTTGTACTGCTTTATAAATTCTTTTGGGCTCATTGTTGTTCGTCTGTTTTATTGTTATCTAATTCGTTAGGAGTAATCCCATTATTTACTTTTTCGTAAAATTCTCTTAGTTTTCCACTCTTCTCATAGTTATAGAGTGCTTTCATAAAGAACTCAGGAGGAAATTTGCCATTTGAAAGTACAAAAAGATTTTTCGCTATATCTTTCACTGGGTATAGTAACGAAATAATTTGTATTGTAATCTCAAATGCTCTACCTACATCTGTCCTACTTAGTGGTATATTCAGTATTGATAGAG